CGCCGGATTATTAAAAAAAACAAAACAGAAGCTTACAAATTATCTTGCACAGAATCAGCGTTAATTGCATTAATAAGGGGTATGCTCATGAAGTTATATGTATTCACTAAGAAAGATATAGACAGGTTCTTGCTAGAGTGCAATTTCACACCGGATGAAGAAAGATTGTTCCGGCTGAAATGCAAGGAACACACTCTTGAATACTGTGCTGAGCAGATGAATGTGAGTATATCCACAGCGAAACGATTAAGCCGGAGGGTGAATAATAAAATAATTAAAGTGTGCTGATACTTTTCAGATACTTATATGGGTCTTAGACGAACTGTCTAAGGCTCTTTTTTTATGTAAAAATATAGCTATAGAAAGTCATAGAATAAGTCATAGAATAAGTCATAGAATAAGTCATAGGAGGTGTACGAGATGGCATTATATAATAATCCTTATCAATATAGTTTTGGTGTTCCGGGACAGATGAATCAGTTCCAGCAACAGCCTGTCCAGATGCCAGCTCAACCAGTACAGCAACCCCAGCAGAATAACAATGGCATCCTGTGGGTATCTGGCGAAGTCGGTGCAAAATCCTATCTGGTAGCACCCGGGACAAGTGTTTTACTGATGGATAGTGAAAGTGAAAAATTCTTTATAAAATCCACAGACGTTTCCGGTATGCCACAGCCATTACGGACGTTTGAATACCACGAGGTAGGCACTCAGATGCCACCTAAACAGCCTGTTCAGAACATGGACAATAAATACGTCACAAGACAGGAATACGACGATTTAAAGGGCAAATACGAAGCTATCATAAACCGATTAAATTCATTTTCTGAACCTGTTAGAACTAATACCGTACAGGAATCAGCGGTCAAGGGAGGGAACGCAAATGAGTAATCCATTATTTAACGTACTTGGTGGTGGAATGCCACAGGGAAACGGACCAATGCAGATGATACAGCAGTTTATGCAGTTTAAGCAGAATTTTAAGGGAGACCCGAAAGCAGAAGTCGAGAAGATGTTACAGTCTGGAAAGATTTCCCAACAGCAACTTAATCAGGTTCAGCAGATGGCGGGACAATTCCATCACATGCTGAAAGGAATGAAATAGTACATTACAATCTGGCCAGATTGATGTAAATACACAAAAAGGAGATTATATTATGGATGGAAATTATAGCTTAGCAGATATTGCCGCTGCTACTGGAAACGGTAGAAATAATGACGGCATGTTTGGTGGAGATGGCAGCTGGTGGATTATTGTTTTATTCATTTTTGCTTTCTTCGGATGGGGAAACAACGGCTGGGGCAATAATGGCAACGGCGGCGGATATGCAGCCACAGCAGCTACACAAGCTGATATTCAGAGAGGATTTGATAACTCCGCAGTAATCAGCAAACTTGACGGAATCAATAGCGGCCTGTGCGATGGATTCTATGCCATGAACAACGGTATGCTTACCGGATTCAATGGAATCAACACCAACATCATGCAGACTGGATTTGGGATCCAGCAGGCAATTAATGCTGATACTGTAGCGAATATGCAGAATACCAATGCTTTACAGGCACAGCTTGCGAACTGCTGTTGCGAAACCAGGGAAGCTATCCATGGCGTGAACTACAATATGGCACAGAATACCTGTGCATTGCAGAATACCATGAACAGCAACACAAGAGACATCATTGATAACCAGAATGCAAATACGAGAGCCGTTTTAGATTATCTTTGCAATGAAAAGATTTCTAACTTACAGGCTGAAAACAATGATCTCAGACGCGCTGCATCTCAGGATCGCCAGAGTGCACTTCTCACAACTGCAATGGCTTCACAGACACAGCAGCTCATCAATGCGATTAATCCAGCACCGATTCCGGCATATCAGGTTCCTAATCCGAACACATATTACGGATGCGGATGTAACACTGGATGCAATTGCTGATAATTTCATATCGAGAGTATCTTTCGATTGATTCGGATGTCGGCTTATGCCGTATTACACAGAGGGGCAGGCTGAGACCTGTCCTTTTGTGATATGAAAGGAGTATTTTTATGGCAGAATTTACAAATGTAGCTGCTCAGACTGTAGCAGCAAATGGAAATGTAGTATTTTCAAACACAGCAGTTAAAGGTTCTAACTGCATTCAGCACAGAGAGGGAAGTGGAATCATCACTCTGAGAGGACTGACTAATCAGTGTAAAGCAAGATTCTTTGTGGATTTTTCCGGTAATATCGCAATTCCAACAGGCGGTACTGTCGGAGCCATTTCTCTGGCTATTGCAATCTCTGGCGAACCGGTTCTTTCTTCACAGATGATTTCCACACCGGCGGCAGTGGACCAGTATAACAATGTGTCCTCTGGTATCTATATTGATGTACCTCGTGGATGCTGCGTTAATATCGCAGTAGAAAACACAAGCGATCAGGCTGTTTCTGTTGCGAACGCAAATATTGTCGTGACCAGGGAAGCGTAGGAGGTGCGATTATGAGAGACATTAAAGACTTATGTGCAAGAATCGAAGACGAACTGTCCAAAATCGCTGATAATGGACTGACCACCGGAAATCTGGAAATGACATACAAGCTGATTGATATGTATAAAGATATCAAGAATACGTATTACTGGGACAAAAAAGTGGAATATTACAACACTGTCCTTGATGAGATGCGTAGCGGCTACAATGACGATTACAGCGAACGCGGAAGAAAGCGCGACAGCATGGGGAGATACAGTTCGAACGACGGCAGAATGATGCCAGATTACGACAGAGGTAGTTCTTATGCCAGACGTGGTGAACATTATGTCAGAGGACATTACAGCCGTTCTGACGGACGAGATGCTTATGACGACTATATGACACAGAAACAGAGCTATCGTTCCGGCAAGTCTGAGGACTGCAAGAGAAAAATGCTTGCCGCCCTGGAAGAACACCTGGACGAACTCACTACAGAAATGAGTGATATGTCCAAGGACGCAGAGTGCCGGGAAGAACGTGATCTTGTCAAGAGATACGTAGAAAAACTCCGGGATATGCTCTAATTAGCTAAAACATGTACCACAACTTTTTGAAAGGTTTGTGGTACAATGTATTCATAAGGAAGATTCGTAAGTGGTTGCAGCCACTTGACATAGACATTTTTATTGATTCCTCATTTCTCGGGTGCGTGTCCTTAATAGAAAATGCAGTGGCCGGATTGCCACATAAGAAGCATGAGGTTGAAAAGCGGATGCAATTTCCGACGCGTACCATTGCCGTTAGTGCATGGCGGCATACCATCCTTGTGAGAACATATAACTGGACAGTGGAATTCAACCCGCGCAGAGGTGTGCGACCGTATAGGCGGTGTTGACGTAGCCCGAAACGTCTCGTGTTTAGGCATAGCACGTAAAATACCTTGCTAACCCGGGAATCCGGGTTAATGGGATATAGCTCAGTTGGTAGAGCACTTGACTGTTAATCAGAGTGTCACAGGTTCGATTCCTGTTATTCCAGTTACCCTGCCAGTGGTCTAACTGGCTTAATCCATTTACCTGCGGCGGCAGGTCAATAAACACGACCAGGAGGATATATATGCAGAAACTTATTGACACATTAAAATCATTTGGAATCGAAATCCCGGAGGACAAACAGGCAGATGTGAAGAAAGCACTCTCTGAGCATTACAAAAATGCGAAAGAAGTAGCAAAAACTCTGTCAAAGGTCGAAGGAAAACGTGATGGCTGGAAAGAACGTGCCGAGACAGCAGAAGAGACCTTAAAAGGCTTCGACGGTATCGACCCGGCAAACATTCAGACGGAGCTTGCTGGATGGAAGAAAAAAGCGGAGGACGCAGAAAAAGAGTTTAATGCGAAAATCTATGACCGTGATTTCTCAGATGCTCTGAAAGCAGCACTTGATGATGTTAAGTTTTCCAGTGAAGCGGCTAAGAAGTCTGTTATGGCAGACATTAAAGAAGCAGGATTGAAGCTGAAAGACGGTAAAATCCTCGGACTAAATGACCTGATTGAGCAGATGAAGCAGTCTGACGTATCTGCTTTTGTAGATAAATCTCAGCAGCAGGCTCAGCAGAATCAGGCAAGATTTACCACTCATGTTGGACAGCAGCAGACACCGGTAAGCATGACAAAGAAGGAAATCGAAGCGATCAAAGACCCGTCCGAGAGACAGGCTGCAATTGCTCAGAATATCCAGTTATTCCAGTGATTTTTTTACACCGACTATGCATCAGAGTATAGCCGCTAACCCAATACCTTAACAATTATGGGTAGAAAGGATTTTTTATGTCAGCAAAAACAAATCTTATTATGACTAATGATATTCATGTCACAGCACGTGAGATTGACTTTGTTACCAGATTCGAAAGAAACTGGCAGCACTTACGCGATATTCTCGGTATCATGCGTCCAATCAAAAAGACACCCGGAGCGGTTCTTAAATCAAAATATGCAGAGGGTACATTACAGAACGGAAATGTTGGTGAGGGCGAGGAAATCCCTTACAGCAAATTCGTTATAAAAGAAAAGCCATATGCAGAAATGACTATCGAAAAGTACGCAAAGGCTGTATCCATTGAAGCAATCAAGGATCACGGTTATGAGAACGCTGTTCAGATGACTGACGATGAGTTCCTTTTCCAGCTTCAGACTGACGTTACCGGCAGATTCTATGACTATCTGAAAACCGGTACACTTACTTCCACAGAAACTACATTCCAGATGGCTCTGGCAATGGCTAAAGGGCGCGTAGAAAACAAGTTCAAGCAGATGCACAGAAATGTGACTGGTGTTGTTGGATTTGTGAACATTCTGGACGTATATGAATACCTTGGAGCGGATGAGATCACTATTCAGAATCAGTTCGGCTTCCAGTACATGAAAGATTTTATGGGATTCAATACTATCTTCCTGTTATCTGACAGTGAGATTCCAAGAGGACAGGTTATTGCAACTCCTGTTGAGAACATCGTACTTTACTATGTAGACCCGAACGAATCTGACTTTGCGAGAGCAGGTCTGGTGTATACCGTTTCCGGCGAGACAAACCTGATCGGATTCCATACACAGGGCAACTACCACACAGCAGTTTCCGAGGCGTTTGCAGTTATGGGACTTACTCTTTTTGCGGAGTACATTGACGCAATCGCAGTAATCACCATTGATGAGACACCAACACTTGGTACTCTGACAGTAAATTCCGTGGCTGGAACAGCAAGCGGTGATACAAAAATTACCGTAAATCCGACTAAGGAAAATGCCAACAACGTATATAAATACAAAGTTGCAGCAGATGCAGTAACTGTTGGATATGGACAGAATCTCAGAAACTGGAGTACTTGGGATGGAAAAGCCGATATCACAGCAGCAACCGGACAGAAGATTACAGTGGTTGAGTGTGATGGAACATACAAAGCACTGAACGCCGGAAGTGCAAGCGTAGCAGCAAAATGATGATCGATTAGGAGGTAGCTGGCATGGCTTATGCAGATTATGATTTTTACACAGAATCCTATTATGGCAATGTCGTGCCAAAAGCTGACTTTGATCGTCTGGCAGCCAGAGCCAGCGATTTTATTGATACATTGACATTTGATAATTTGGTGGACGGACTGCCAGCTGATAAGCGTTCACAGAAACGTATTAAAAAGGCGGTCTGTTCACTGGCTGAATTAATGTATCAGATTGAGCTTGCTGAGAAGAATGCTACCAATGCCGCTGTGAGCGGTACGTCAACTGCAATCGGGTCTGGTGGTAGCACGACAGGCATTGTAACATCTGTATCCTCTGGAAGTGAATCCATTTCCTACGCCACGCCTCAGCAGATTGGAGCAAGTGCAAAGGAATGGAGTGCGGTGTATGCCGCCGCCGGGGATGTACAGAAAACGAATGACTTACTTCTTAAGACAGCTTTGCCGCTTCTGATGGGAGTGAGGACAGATGATGGCATACCGATATTGTATGCGGGGGTGTGAGCATGAAATATGTACGAATAAAACCGACTATAGTTGAAGCTATTCAGTGTTTTACCACTCCAGAGAGTATAGCTCAAATTGAAAAGTTTGTTGGCGATTCGGTAGAAATTAATAACAACCTTAAAACACCGCACATTGAGATTTCCACATATTCTGTTCTATTTAGAGATGGTGAAACAGTTGATTTGGTACTCATAAAACCCGGAGACTACATATTGCGTGATGAAGAAGGGTATTTCAATACAATGACAAAGGATGAGTTTGAAGAAGAATTTAAGGAGGTATCTGAATAATGGACATTTCAACATTAGGCTCATGTATCGCAATCGTTATGATTTGCTACATCGTAGGAATGGGCTGTAAAGCATCAAAAAGAATCTCTGATGAATGGATTCCAGTAATCATGGCGGTTATTGGTGGGATTCTCGGAGCGGTCGGAATGGGAGTTATCCCGGATTTCCCGGCAACGGACTATATCACGGCAGTTGCGGTCGGTATGTTTAACGGATTGTCGGCGACCGGTGTGAATCAGGTTATTAAGCAGACAGTGCAGAAAGAGTGATTTTATGGGCGGACGTGGCGGAAGTAGTGGAATGGGCGGAGCAAAAGAAACTGCATTTTCTGTTACCATGAATGGAGAAACAACAGAATACAAGTTTACCAAAAAGGGCAAACAGAATTATTATCAGCGCGGCATCGGTGGACATATCGAAGAAACGCCACTGAACATGTCCGCATCTGAGTTTCGTAAAAGAGTAGAATCCAACGGTGCAACTGTAAAGAAAATGAGTGTATCTAGTTGGAACAAAACAGAGAAAGCCAGAGAGATAGAACATGCAAACCGTCCTGATTATGAACTTGGCATAGGCTTGAAAGATAATTCGGCATACAGGAAGACAGCGAGAAGAAACAGACTTATGACCAGAGCCATGAAAAGAAAGAGATAGCCTATGGCAGATAAATCAACCAGCATAGCTTACGAAAATCTAAACCGCCGTATCTTTCCTGGCATTGGTGAATATGGCATACCACAGATAGAACCTGAGACATTCGAGGGCAACTGCGAATTTGTCGGCTTTAATTATGCTAGAGGAAAATGCAGTAATCCAGAAGAGAAAGCTGTTCATTTTTTTTTAGATGATTACCAATTTGACGCACTATGGAGAAATCCAGACAGGTATGTGGACAAGCTGAGCAGATTCCGGTACATTCTAACACCAGATTTCAGTACCTACACCGATTTCCCTAAAGCTATCCAGATATACAACCATTACCGCAAGCACTGGATTGGTGCGTATCTGCAAGAATATGGTTGCCGTGTGATTCCAACAATCTCATGGAGTACACCAGATTCCTATGATTGGTGCTTTGACGGAGAGCCAGAGGGCGGAACAGTGGCGGTCAGTTCAGTAGGCTGTATGAACAGTAAAGGCAAAAAGTGCCTATTCTTGTCAGGGTATAACGCCATGATTGAACGATTGCATCCGGAAAACATTATTTTCTATGGGAAAGTGCCGGAAGAGTGTAAAGGAAACATTGTCCGAATAAAATCATTCTCTGATAGATTTTCAAAAGCAATATGTGAAGGATAGGAGGGTATCATGTACGAAAAAACGGTGACGATTTTTGACTATTACGAATCAGCCACGACAGGAGATGCGTACTGGTATCCTCATGTTTTATCCGGCGTTGACCTCATTACGGACAAAGGAGCAATCCTTAAAAAGTACGGGCCAGACGCAACTGACAATGCACAGTTACACGTTCGATATACTGTCCAGAACGGTGATATAACCATTACTGATAAAGACGGCAAGATTCTCCCATGGGTGCCACCTAAAGAGTGGAAACAGCAGATTAACAACGCTCTGGAAGATACTATCACATTCTCGGACGAATCATTCTTCTGGGATGGCGAGTGGACTGGTGGAACGGTATCTGATGGTGATTATCGGAATGGATTCTATCAGCACATGAATGAGAACAAGGATAACGTGTTTAAGATTACCAGTGTAGGCGGTCCGTATACACTGATTCCGCATTTTGAGATTCTGGGTAAGTAATATGAGTAAGATTCATCATTTTAAAGGGTTCTCCATAGTCGATGGAGATATGAAAATCAAGCTGAATATGGATAGATTCTCCAGACAGTATCAAGAAGCCCAGTATCTCCTTGATGGGATGGTTATGGACAGTATGATAGAGTTTATGCCAATGATTTCGGGAGATTTTATTGACCGAACAAGAGTCAAAAGTACATCAATGCAAGGAACTGGATTTGTATGTGCTGCGGCTGCTCCTTATGGACGCTTTCTTTATTTTGGAAAAACCATGGTCGACCCCGCAACAGGTAGTACATGGGCAAGACACGATGCGGAAAAGGTTCTTGTGAGCCAGTACTCCGGTAAAACGAATGCAAAAGAAAATCTTCAATATACAAAATCACCGCATACTCAGGCGCAAGCTGAATGGTTCGATGCCGCTAAACGACAATACGGCAGTACATGGATTCGCAAAGTAAAAGCACAGGCAGGAGGTGGCAGACATGGTCGTGGATAATTTGCCTAAGCCAATCAGAAAAGATGCAGATGGAAAAGACATTATAGCAGATGCTATGAAAACTCTTTTAAATCAGTATCCGGGCTTATATGAAAATGAAACAATTAAATTTGAAGAACTCGGCAAAGAATCCGGCATTGCATTTTCTTCAGACAACGGAGCATTGGTCTATTCAGAAAAAGAAGATATCTGTGGAACGATGCATCAAGTATGCCAGTACCCATTTTACGTGGTATACCGAACAGCATCCGACAAGGAACGACAGAAGCTATCTGTTCAGAAGATCCTGGATAATCTCGGTAAATGGATATGCCGGGAACCAGTTGTTATAAATGGTACTGAGACACGTTTAAATGCGTTTCCTGAGCTTTCGCAGGGGCGAGTGATAAAACGCATCACCCGTGATAACTCTTATGGTTTAGAGCCACAGGAGAGCGGCGTACAGGACTGGTTATTGCCATTATCGGTACGCTATGAAAATACTTATGAAGTAATATAACAAGTAACAACCGGCTATCAATTGGAGATAGTCGCTAACCTACACAGCCTTTTAAAAGTTATAGGCAGAAAGGACATTTCTATGGCAGTTACAGGCAAAATTGACCGTAAATATATGGCTCATTATATCGACGCAGGTTCCCTCTGCGGAGGACCGACACCGAAAAATGAGCGTCTTGGAAAAGATCTGGAAGAGTACAACGTAGAACTCAATCCAGATACTGAAACATCTAAAAACATTCTTGGAGAATCCACATTCAAACACAATGGCTACGAAGTTTCTTCTGACGCTGATCCGTTTTATGCAGATACTACTTCTGATCTGTTCACGGCATTACAGAAGATCGTTGATGGACGCCTCAAAGATGACAGCCTCAAAACAAAAGCAGTTGAAGTTCATCTCTGGACAGAAGCCACGGCAGGCAAGTATGAAGCATATCAGCAGGATTGTTATGTTGTTCCGACCTCCTATGGCGGTGATACATCCGGATATCAGATTCCATTTACCGTTAACTATGTTGGCGAGCGTGTAAAAGGAAAATTTGATATCAGTTCCGGTACATTCACAGCCGACAGTGAATAAGCACATATACAAGGAGGACACGCCAAATGGCAAAAGTAATTAATACCAAAATTGATGATGGAATTCTCATTTTCACATTCACGAATAACAAAGACGAAGTTTTTTCTTCTTTCAAATTGAATCCGACCGATATCAATGCAGCAGCACGTGCAGAAGAAACGGCAGAATACTTTGAACAGCTTAAAGGATCTATCCAGAAAGTCACGTCTTGTAAAGAAATGGCTAAACTCAATAAACAGATCGAAGACAAAATCAACTATCTGCTTGGATATGAAGCATCAAAAGACCTGTTTAAGGAACCTATTACGGCAACCACTGTATTCGGTAATGGTCAGGTATTCGCTTATATCGTTTTGGATAAGATCGCAGAAGCAATTGCACCAGAAATCGAAAAGAGAAAAAAGAAAATGCAGGCAGCAGTCAATAAGTATACGGAGAAGTATACAAAATGACCGCCTATGAGTTACCAACCTCACTGAACATTAGTGGGGTGGACTTTTCTATTAGAACCGATTTTCGAAAAATAATAGGCATATTAATCGCTCTTGGAAATCCGGATTTTAGCAATGAAGCGAAAGCAATAATTACTGTTCAGATAATGTACGAAAAATGGTGGGAGATACCAGAAGAAAATTTAAGCGAAGCTCTTCAAAAAGCTTATGAGTTCATCGACTGCGGGCAATCTGACGATAATCCAAGTAAGCCAAAGCCCCGCTTAATGGACTGGGAACAAGACGGAGATATGATCGTTCCGGCGGTAAACAAGGTTGCTGGTAAAGAAATCAGAGCGGTGCCTTATATGCACTGGTGGACGTTTTTCGGATATTTCATGGAATCCGGTGAATGTCTGTTCAACACGGTTGTTGGAATCCGGTCAAAAAAAGCGAAGGGCGAACGCCTGGATAAATGGGAAAAGAAATTTTATCAAGAAAACAAGAACATTATTGATATAAAAACACGTCTCAGCGACGAAGAGCAAGCGTATAAAGATGCGCTGAATGAGATGTTGAACCTCAAATAGTTAGGAGGTGGACACATGGCTGCTGATGGCTCAGTCATTATTGATACCAGAATGGATACAACCGGTGTCCAAAATGGCGTATCAGCTATAAAACAGTCATTTAACGGCCTTGGGAGTGCTGTAAAAAAAATCGGTCTGCTGATTGGTGGGGCTTTTGCAGTTGGCAAGTTAGTGCAGTTCGGAAAAGAGTGTGTGGAACTCGGCTCCGATCTGGCAGAAGTTCAGAACGTGGTCGATGTTACATTTACAACCATGTCGGATAAGGTCAATGAATTCGCAAAGAACGCCATGACCTCAGCCGGATTATCTGAAACAATGGCAAAAAGGTATGTCGGTACGTTCGGAGCAATGTCTAAGTCTTTCGGATTTTCAGAATCACAGGCTTACGACATGTCAACGGCTCTGACACAGCTGACTGGCGATGTAGCATCATTCTATAACATCAGTCAGGACTTGGCTTATATCAAGCTGAAATCAGTGTTTACAGGTGAAACAGAAACGCTCAAGGACCTCGGCGTGGTAATGACCCAGTCGGCACTTGATCAGTATGCACTGGCTAATGGCTACGGCAAAACCACATCTGCTATGACTGAACAGGAGAAAGTTGCTCTCCGTTTTGCTTTTGTACAAGAACAGTTATCAGCCGCATCTGGTGATTTCATCCGAACATCTGACTCATGGGCGAACCAGGTTAGAGTTATGCAGTTGCAGCTGCAATCTCTCAAGGCAACAGTCGGACAGGGATTGATTAATATTTTTACACCCGTTCTGAAAGTTATTAATATCTTGCTAGGCAAGCTGGCGACTCTGGCAAATGCGTTCAAGTCATTTACGGAACTTATTACTGGCAAGAAATCATCAGGTCAGACAAGTGGAAGTGGAGCGGGTCTTGCCGGAACAGACGCGATCGCAGATACAGCAGATCAGTATGGACAGGCAGCAGATAATGCGGAAAAATTGGCAGATGCTAATAAAAAAAATGCAACAGCTACAAAAAAAGCAAAAAAAGAAACAAAAAGCTATCTTTCATCACTTGATGAAGTTCACAAAGCCACATCTACTGGCAGTAATTCATCTTCCACACCATCTTCATCTGGTGGAAACGGCGGAGCAGGTAGCAGTGGCCTTCCGAGTTCAGTAGGAAACGTGGATTACGGCAATCTCGCAGAGGGTGAAACCGCACTTGACAAGATTAGTGATTCCGCAAAGAAACTTGCTGACCTTCTCAAAAAACTCTGGAAACCATTCCAGGACGCATGGAAAAAAGAGGGTATGAATACCATCAACGCGGCACAAACTGCTTTGTCTGGGCTTGCCAAACTTGCTACGAGTGTAGGCAAAAGTCTTGTAGAGGTCTGGACAAATGGCACAGGTACAACGATGCTTACGACCATGCTGAGGATTGCTCAGAATGTGCTTAAGACTGTTGGAAATATTGCATCCGGTTTTGCTGATGCGTGGAACAAGAACAATGTTGGAACACAGATCATACAGAATATTGCAGATGCCCTTGTGGTGGTTATGCAGTTTGTTGAGCGGATTGCCGCAGATACGGCAACATGGGCGGCAAATTTGGACTTCTATCCGCTGTTGGAATCTATCAGTAATCTAACAAGCACATTTGCGCCAATTCTGGAATCGATTGGAAATGTTCTTGAATGGATTTACAACAATATCGTTCTTCCGATGCTTAAATGGGTGATTGAAGTAGGACTTCCGACAGTGATTAATCTGGTATCGGATTTGGCTGGATTCTTTGCGGATCATCAATCAATTATTGAAGCATTCGGTGCAGCTCTAATCGGAGCGTTCGCGGCGGCGAAAATTGCAGGGCTAGCGTCAAGAATAGCAGGAAGTATAACAACAGTAGCGAGTTTTATAAAAGGCCTTATTGCACTTATGACTGGTTCTAGCGGCATTATGGGAGGAATTAAAGCTATTGCAACGGCTATCGGACCGGGCGGAATTTTTATAGCAGCAGTAACGGCATGCATTGCAATTGGCGTATTACTGTACAAAAACTGGGACAAAATAAAAGAAGTTGCGGGGAAAGTATGGGATTGGATTAAAAATAAAACATCAACATTTGTCAACACTATAAGCTCCAGTCTTAAGAATCTCGCGTCTAAAATCGTGACGATTTGGGACAACGTCAAATCCAGCGCGTATCAGAAATGGACTGCAATTTGGACAACCGTTGGAAACCTTGTTGAGAAAATTAAAAATGGTATAGTGGGAAAATTCACATCAGCCAAAAATAAGGTTGTCGATATATTTGGCGGAATTAGAGATACTATTCGAAACATATTGAACAAGGTCATCGGAATCGTCAACAGAGCGATCGGAACTGTCAACAGTGCAATTGGCGGAATTGAATCGGCTTTCTCCTTTGGTCCGTGGGAAGTGCCTACACCGTTCGGCAAGAAAACAATCGGATTTAGTGCAACATTTCCGAGAGTTCCAACAGTACCTTATCTTGCAAAAGGTGCAGTTATTCCACCTAGAAGCGAATTTCTGGCTGTCCTTGGTGATCAGAAGCGGGGTAATAACATTGAGACACCGGAAGCACTGCTCAGGAAAATTGTTCGTGAGGAATCTGGTGGACAGCAGAGCGGCGGAAACGTCAGATTTACCGCCCAGATTAACCGAAGAACGGTATTTGATGAAATTATCGAAGAAGCAAAGTTAAGACGTGATACAAGCGGCAGAAACCCGTTTGAACTGGCATAGGAGGTGGAAGCGTGGCAACTATTCCAAAAAACATAACGGAACGATACAAAATGAATGGGGCTTCCATCTATCAGCCGGACAAAGATATGGGTTACAACCTTGAAACAACTTATTCAGAAGGTAGTAACCGTACGCAGTTTGGAAAAGCATTACTGACTCCACTATTTACAGTTGAACAATATAGCTATGAAGCATCAAACGTTCCAGTTGTAGAAGCAAACAAAATTCTCAAAATTATCGCAAAAGGAAAAACTTTCAATTTGTATCATTGGTCACTTTATCACATGGCATGGAGAACCGACCCATTTTATGTTGGAAAAGCAAGCCTAACTATTGGAGAAATATCTCCAGACTTAAAATTTGTATCAAAAATATCTTTTAACATGCAGGGGGTGAATCCACTTGATTAATGTATCTGATGCGTTCAAACAAAAACTACAGGACGGAGAAAGAGTCTGGCAGGAAGTGGAAATCACCTTTCCTGACGGAACTGTAAAAACAGTCAAAAATGAAATCATGGGTGAAAACTGCACCTTTTCCGATTGTGCAGAAAGTAGCAGCTTTCCGATTGGCTGCGTTGTTTGTAAATCCATGACATTGGAGTTGGACAACACTTCTGATCAGTGGAAAAACTATAATTTCTACATGGCAAAAGTTCATGCGTATCTTAAAATGCAGACCTCCGTAGCAAGTCCGGCTGCAACAGATGAATTGCTGGATGAAAACTATGACCCAATTCTTGACCAGAGTGGCGGTGCGATTCTGGCAACAAAAGCAGCGACAGAAGACAGAGTCGAAACCATTGATAAAGGTATTTATACAATTACGACACCAGAACAATATGGCGAAATCCTTAGTTTTACCGCTTTGGACGATATGTATAAAACGAACGCAACTTATATATCTCATCTGGTTCTGCCACAGTCAATAGAGACTCTTGTTAGAGATGCGTGTGAGACTCTTGGTATTCCGTCAGAAGTCTCCATGGCTCATGGAAATCTGATCGTGTCAGAGATTCCGGAAAACATGACGTTTCGTCAGTTGTTCGGATGGGCAGCAATGCTTGAGACTGCGAACGCTCGCCTGGACAGCAGAGGATACTTGCGATTTATCAGATGGGATTTTTCCAATGTACAAGAAGATTACAACGCAGTAGTGGACGCTGATGGAAATGTAACATTTAAAGGCGGCGCAAGTATTGACTCAGAAAGTTTTATCAGTCCGGCAGGAAACTGGTCGATTGACAATGATGGGTTCTTGACGCTGATAGAATCAGCAACTGACACATCCGAAAGGCTTAAGGACTTTTTTGAGAGTCCGACTGTATCTAGCGACGATATTATAATTACTGGAATCAAGCTAAAAAATAGAGAAAATGAAGCCATGTACGGAAGCACAGGATATGTTCTTGAATTGGAGAACGACCTTGTTGCGGATTCAGACTTGGATACGGTGGCTGCTCAAATCGGTGATTCCATAATTGGAGTTAAGTTCCGCAACATGTCGGGAGAGCTTGCATATAATCCGCTCATTGAGTTTGGAGATATGGCATATACTTACGACCGCAGATGGAATAGGTATATCACTCCGCTGACAGACGTTTCTTGCTCTGTTAATGGAAAAACTACTGTAAAAACTCAAGCCGATGATCCAATCAGAGGAATGAGCAAGTTCCAGTCAGAATCCACTAAGGCAATCGTAGAAGCAAGACGACTTGCCAAAAAAGAACAATCGGCTAGAGAAGAAGCTGTAAAGAAGTTGGAAGAAACCTTAAAAAATTCTTCCGGCTTGTATGAAACATCGGTCACGCAGGAAGATGGCAGTACTATTACATATCTGCATGACAAGCCTACACTTGCAGAATCAAAAAATGTAATTAAATTCACAGCAGAAGCCATTGGCGTATCCAATGATGGTGGCAAAACATATCCTTACGGTTTCTTTCTGACAGGCGATTTGATAGCAAAAATTCTGTACGCACATGGTATCAATGCTGATTATATTGACACAGGCGCACTGACTGTCAGAGATAGCGATGGAAACATAATCTTCCAGGTTGATATGGACACCAAAAAAGTAATCATCAGTGGTGATAATGTTGTAATTGGTGGTAGTTCTTTGCCGGATAAACTGACAAAAATGGACAACAATATTGCATCTGCCAAGAATATGACATTCCAGTTGTCAAACGATATGCAGACGATCACATCTGACGCAGACGGAAACATTCCGGTATTTCCAACAGTGACAACTACAGCGAAAGTTATGTACGGCTCGTCAGATATCACAAATGATTGTAGCTATACCATTACAAAATCAGACAGTGTAACCGGCTCTTGGGATGTAGATACGCATACTTACACTGTCACAGGCTTGAGTGCAGACAATGGATGGATAGACATCAGAGCAACATATCTCAGTAATCTGGCAGTAACAAAAAGATTCACGATTTCTAAGCAGAAAAAGGGCGAAGATGGAAAAGATGGTGAATCTGGTAGAACATACATGGTTGAGCCATCATGTAACGTCTTGAAACGTGGCTCTGACAAGACAATTAGTCCAAACTTTATAACATTTAAAGCGTATTATCGTGACGGAAAGTCAGCTACTAGAGTGCCTTATAAAGGCAGATTCGTTGTTGAAGAGACTGCTGACGGAAACACTTGGAATACCATTTATACTAGCTCAACCGATGAGGATACCGTGACACACTATTTGTATTCTATTTTGACAAATGGATCTGGTCAGACAGTAGCAAGTTCTAATGGTTCAACTGTCGGTATTCCGAGAGATGTGACAAATGTTAGATGTAAATTATATGCATCCGGTGGTACTACGACATTGATGGATATGCAGAGCGTGGCGGTCGTTATTGATATAGACAATTTGACGCAGGAGCAAATAGTTAGCATTCTGACTAATGACGGGGCTTGGAAGGGATTATATTATAGCAATGGGCGTCTCTACGTCAGCCTTGATGCTCTTCTTGGTGGAACAGTTACCTTGGGCGGCAAAAAGAATGGGAACGGTTATCTGAAAATTAAAGATGCCAGCAATGCTGTTAAAGGATTAATTGATCGCTCTGGATATACTGTATTTACAAGCTACGAAGAAAATTCAGAGTACATGAAATATACAGGTGTACAGTTTTCAAGCGATGGAATATTCCCTGTTGATATCAAGAAGTTCTTTGGCGATGAAGTAGATATTGAAATCGAAAATAGCGAAAATTGGGGAATCAGTTGGGACGATAACAGTCTAACCGTACATGCCACAGAGGTATCGGCTGACACTGGTACATTTGAAAATTTAACTGTTACTAATCCTGCATCTTTCGCAAAATCGCCAAAGATAGAAGACATGGAGTATACGACATCATCAAATACTGTTTGTTGTGATGGACGTACAAGATACAAACAGCTGATGCTAAAATCTTCATCTTCAAAGCGCTATAAAGATATCGGAAGCGATATTTCGGAGCAAGAAATTGAAGAATGGTACAATATCGAACCAACGTGGGCGAAATACAAAAAGGGATATCTAGTTAAAGGGGACGAGAATGAAGGAAGATATATCCCGATGTTTATTGCTGAGAACGTAGAAGCATTCTTTCCAGAAGCTACTCGGCATCAAAACGGACTTGTTGAGGACTGGAACGAACGTATCATGATACCTGCAATGTTCGCAATGCTAAAAGCACAGAAAAAGAAAATTGACCAACAAGAGAAACTTATTAATAAACTTTGCGAAAAGTTAAATATAGAATGAATTATGAAATGGAGGTACATAAATGTCAGTAAAGCAAGTACAAGCTATTGTAAATGGACAAGCTTACACCCTTACTTATAACAGTAATACGGGTAAATATGAAACCACAGTAACAGCACCAAGTAGGTCCAGTTACAGCCAGAGTGGACATTATTACGGAGTGACAATCAAAGCAACTGATGATGCCGGAAACGTAACCACAAAAGATGCGACAGATTCCACATTAGGAGGTTCATTAAAACTTACAGTTAAAGAGAAAGTCGCACCAGTAATTGCAGTTTCCTATCCGACGGCATCAGCTACACTGATAAATAATAAGCCAACAATTACATGGAGTGTCACAGATGATGATTCGGGCGTTAATCCGGACACAATCGGCATCACAATTGATGGCGGTAGTAAGATTACTGATGGTATCACAAAAACCGCTACATCAAATGGCTATAATTGTTCTTACTCACCATCAGCAGCACTTAGTGACGATTCTCATACCATTAGATTTGATGCATCTGATTATGATGGCAATGCAGCTTCGCAGAAATCCGTAACATTTAAGATTGATACCGTACCACCAACTCTGAGCATCAGCTCTCCGTCAGATGGATATGTTACAAATAAAAATACAATCACTGTATCTGGTACAACCAACGATGCAACATCTTCTCCTGTAACCGTTACAGTTAATGGCAAAGCTGTCACTGTTGGTAGCAATGGCACATTTAGCACAGATGTTACATTAACATCTGGAAACAATACAATTACGGTCATTGCAAAAGATAGTGCTGGAAAGACAACGACAATCACCAGAACTGTAAAATATAATTCAAATCCACCAAAAATCACAGCTGTAAGTATTACGCCTAATCCGGTCGATGCAGGTAAGACATTTGTGATTTCTGTTACAGTTACTGATGACTAATGATTACAAGAGTTTATGGCTCATGTAATGAGTTTTCTATTGTGTTCCAGAGACGAGAGGGATCGGATCTCGAAATCTGGGACGCAATAGTCCCTTTTGATAAAGACGGACAGTATGTCATAGATGTTTATGCTGAAAGCAGTGGCGGTCTTACAGCTTACGCTGCTACAGTGTTATTTTTGATATCTGGACATGAAATTTGCGGGAAACTTGTTCCGAAAGGCTATACAGCAAAATCGGATAATTTAGAATACAGCTCATTGCTGAATTTGAGCCAACTTACAGCAGAGATTGCAAGGCAGTGCTTCACTGGACACAAAATATGCTGAAAGGAGAAAGAAAATGGCAATCAGATATGTCGATAGTAATACAATAATGGATTTAGGAGAAAAAATCCGATTCAAAAGCAAAGTAGAACCAGTATGCGGTGTAGATATTCCTTTCTCCATATTTTCAGCGAACTACGAATTGATTTTCGTTGATACAGATGCTGATACAGAGACTGTTGAAGATTCTGGAAACTGCAATATCAACGAGCATACACTAGATGCGTTAATTGAGCCACAAAAAACAGGAATCTATTGTCTGAGATTCATTTATAAAATTGCGGACGAAACGTGGGTGGATAATTACAAAATCAAAGTGAAAGGGTGATATGTATGGCAGATGCAAATATCTATATTGCTGGTGCAAGCATAAGCCCTAGTATAGTGCAGACAGGAGCAAGAATTTTAATTGTTGTTGATGTTCGGAATGTCCAGTATGTATTGGATTCAGGCAATGGCTCAGCACTTGCTACTTCAGATGGCTCAATGCTGAGAGTAAAAGAATAAAGAGAGGTAAAATATTATGGCAGAATCATTAAAAACAATATTAATGTCGGCACTGACTTCGAAAGCAACACCGGCAGAAAGTGACACATTGATAGTTGGAGAAGGGAATACATTAAAAAAAATATCGTTCTCACAATTATTTACATACCTAAAAGACAAACTCGGGATTAATTCATTGAACACGAATTTGACAACTAACATTTCTGTTGCGCATACAGTCGGTACATCTTTTTGTGTCTATAATTCACAGTTTGTGTATATACATATCGGTGTCGAGCTGACTGGTCCATTAGCTTCAAAGGATACGCTTGCAATATTACCATCCAATATAAAAATGCAAGCAATATCTAATATTGGAGTTGTTAGTACTACAGGTGCTATAGCTTCAATATCAATAGAAAACAATATTGTTTATGCGAACCCAACATTCCCACAGGGATATTATCTTATTAACCTTGTATTGAAACGAGCATAACGCTTTTTAAGCACGTTTGAATGGCATATATTGGAATTTGCGCCGGTGCAAGACCGGAGAAAGGAAGACAGATGGAAATTAAAGGAATTGACGTATCATCTTTTCAAGGGAAACCTGATTGGACGAAAGTTAAAAATTCTGGAATCAAGTTTGCGATATTAAGAATTCATCAGAAATCTGGAATTGATACATCTTTTGAACATAATTACAAAGGTTGTAAATCCAATGGAATTCTTATTGGTGGATACAAGTACAGCTACGCTTTGACACCGGCACAAGCGATTGACGAAGCTGAGGACGTACTTTCCGTTCTTGGTGGACGTGGACTAGACTTTCCAGTATTCTATGACCTTGAATGGAGCCAGCAGAGAAGTCTCGGAAAACAGGCTATTGAGAATATTGCAGTAGCATTTCTGACCAGAATCAAGAAAGCCGGTTATAAGGTTGGAATTTATTGTAATCTCGACTGGTACAATAATGTTCTGACAGATGCTCTCAAGCAATATGATTGTTGGATTGCTCGTTATCCGGCAAGCGACAATGGTTCTGTGCAGGAAAGATTACGTCCGAATGTCGGTGTAGGCTGGCAGTATTCTAGCAAAGGAAAAGTCAATGGTATCAATGGAAATGTAGATATGGATGTGTTCTACAAGGACTACAGAGATTCTAACCAGAAAGGAGAAACTAAAATGGTAAAAATCAGTAACTGCGGACATGATGAAAGAGGAAGATATGCAGGTGGGAAAGCAGGAGATCAGACTGGTACAGAATATCAGATCATGAACTGGTACAGCAGACCGTGGCTCTGTGTTCTAAGATTCAATAGCGCTAAAATCGCAGCCATGATCGCAGACATGGCGGCAAAAGCGGCACAGAACAATCTCATTGGATACGATCAGGGCACTGCCGGAAACAGCAATGACCGGTATTCATTCTGGCGGCACTTAAAGGCAAGTAACTACGATCCGGCGCAGATCACGGTAGCTTGCGAATCTGATTGCAGTGCAAGTACAGCAGCTATCGTTAAGGGTGCTGGATATCGCCTAAATAATGCAAAACTGAAAGCAGTAAGCATCTATCTGACAACGCGAAACATGAGACAGGCATTGAAGAATGCAGGGGCAAAGGTACTGACAGATAAAAAATATCTGACTTCCGGCGATTATCTGAAAGCCGGAGACATTCTTCTGAATGACAGCCACCATGTAGCTATTGCAGTCACAAGCGGAAGCAAATCCAGCAATACTGCAAATAATACAACAACTACAATAACCACGAAAGGAGCCGGTTATATGTTTGAGCCAAAATTAGTAAAACTTGGAAGTGAAGGAACATCAGTATTATTACTTCAGGAGATTTTGATTGCAAGAGGATTCAAAGGAAAGAACGGAAAAGCACTGAGCTTATCCAGAAAAGCAGATGAGAACACCATCTATGCATTAAAGCAGTATCAGAAGTCCAGAAATGGAGTACTGGTAGTAGACGGAGAGTGTGGCAAGAACACCTGGAAAGATTTGATTGCAATCTAAAAAACATAAAACTAAAGCCCCTTGGAGTTAATCCTTGGGGCTTCTTTTACATATTGATAACATTTATGTGCATACGAACTGGCACATAGAAGATGTCATTGATCATTTTTCTTGAATTTTTGGGAAAATGTCGAGTTGAAAACCAATCTCGTTACCCTTTCCATAAGCGTTTTTGGTATTTTTTGAGTAGACAACCTTTTCGATTAAGCTTTTAAGCATTTTATTCTTCGATTCTGTATCAAGATTCCAATAGTTATTAAGCAATTCTTCACAGCGTGGAACAAAATCTGATTGTTGCGCCATAATATTCTCATCGTGTTCGATTTCTTTTCTTAAGTTCGCGATAGCATCAGAACATGATTGGATAGACGTAGCTATGGTTTTGGAACGCTCAAGGAAGACTTCTGTGGTGTAGATTCCTTGCTCAAGCAGATCGTATTGTTTTGCTTTTTGGACATTTAAGCTTTCCAACTCACTTTCTTTTTCACGTATAAGATTTTGCTTATATACTATACCGGAATTGATAGTATTATATGGAACATTAATATCATTGTTCAGCTTGTACTGCTCTGCTATTTCTTTGATTCCATCAAACACAGCTTTTTCAACCAGAGATAATTTGCTGCTCACTGTAGGGCAAGACGTATATGGACACATGAGGGTATCTTCCTGTCCGCGTTTTTGATAAGGGCGGCGAACCATGGCACGACCACACTTGCTGCAATAGACGATTCCGGCAAGCGGATTGCGAACTGTGTTTTTTATGCTGATCGGACGAGGTGGATTCTTTTGGCGTATCTCTTGCACAGAATTATACAGATCATCCGATATAATAGCCGAATGCAATCCCTCGCAGATAAGAATGTCTCTGGACCGTGGGCGTGTCTTAACCACTTGCCCGTTCTGTATAGTCTTTACAGTTTTTCTCCCGTTCCATCGTATTTTTCCGATGTATACCGGATTTGTCAGGATTCCCTGTATACTGGCAGGAGGCCAGTCGCCGCCTAGCGCGGATTCTATTCCCATGTCGTTCAATTTACGCACAATCTTCGCAACTCCAATTTGCTCGCAGCCATCACCGGCATACCAGGTGTATATCATCTTTACGATCTCGGCTTGAGCTGGAACAGGTCTGAGGGTATAACCTTTTTCTTTTTCGAGTTTTACTCTTTCGTATCCATAAGGCGGCTTGTTACCACAGTACTTCCCCTCTTTGACCGATGAGATTCTACCATTATTCAATCGGCGCTTAATGGTCTTATATTCACGTCTGGACATAAAAAGTCCAAATTCGAAGTATTCTTCATCAAATTCGTTGTTCGGATCGTATATTTTTGTAGGAGTAATAATCTTCGTGTCAGAGTACTGAAAAGCTCTGGACACAACGCCTTGGTCGATGGTGTCACCTCTGGCAAGACGTTCTACTTCGACAACCAAAACACCGTCCCACATACCGGATTCCACTTCGTGAAGAAGTTTTTGCATGACTGGACGTGCAGAGATTGTTTCACCAGAAACCACTTCTCTATAGATAGCGCCAATGCTATAGCCTTGCCTTTTCGCAAGATCCAGTAAGATACGTTCGTGCCTGGCAAGAGTTTCACCCTCTCCATGCGCTTCAGCTTCCCGATCGGCTCTGGATTTCCTCAAATAGATACATACTGATTCGTTCATTTTATCATTCTCCTTTTTTACACTTGTACGGCAATCCCGGAGATGATATACTTAATGTGTAGGTAAGATTTTTCTCTGGAATTGTCTTATTTTTAAAAACCGGTCCTCGTTGGTAGCGAGAGCCGGTCTTTTTTAGCATTTATTCTATTTCATCAATATCAAGAGAATATCCAAGCACTTCTCCGACATCCGTACATTTTCCTTTCAATGTAACAGTGTCACCTTTTGACATAGATGCTATTTTAGCTTTCTGGTCGTCGTTTTTGATGTAACACTGAACTCCAATAATCTCAAAATCTCCATCAGCCATGAGATCAATATATTTTCCGGCTGCATCAATGTTTGTGAGTTTTCCGGTAATCTCAAGGTATTTACCTTTATATTTGTCAGACGCTCCCATAGCGTTATTATTAAGGGCATCCATCATGTCATTTACAGATACAGATGTATATTCGATTGACTCAGATT